CCGGTTGTTATAAGACCTGGCTAATCTACTAGACCGCTAGTTCCTGATGAACCACGTGTTCCACTAGAACCTGATGTACCCGACGTGCCACTAGAACCTGATGTTCCGGATGAACCTGCGGTACCTGCTTCACCAAACGCAATACATTGTACATACATTTCTAATAATGGATTTGCTATTGGACTAACATTATCTAAAATAATTCTAAAACCATTTGCGGTTTTATTTTGAATTTGTGGTCTTCCATCCCAACTTTCCCAACTTGTACTTCCTGTTAAATTGCCAGTTGTTCCTGTATTAGTACAAAATGTAGTTCCTGTATAATTAAATGTAATTTGTGTGTCAATTGAATAACCTGTTGAAGAAAATGGTACGTCAAATACTAAATCATAATAAGAATAATTACAAAAACCTGTTACTATAACTTCAGTAAAATCATTTATGTATAGGTTATAGTTTTTAGCTATTAATCCTAATCCATTAACACCACTCGTTCCTGATGTTCCAGCAGTACCGCTTGAACCTGACGTGCCACTTGAACCTGATGTACCACTTGAACCACTCGTACCTGATGTTCCACTTGTACCTGAACTTCCACTAACTCCTGACGTTCCTGATGTACCAGAACTACCGTTAAATCCACTCGTACCACTTGTACCTGAACTTCCACTGCTACCACTTGTTCCAGCTGTTCCTGATGAACCTGATGTGCCACTACTTCCGTTTAAACCCGAAGTACCTGACGAACCATTAGACCCTGAAGAACCCGATGTTCCACTAGAACCTGATGAACCGTTAAATCCTGATGTACCTGACGTACCCGAAGACCCAGCAGTTCCACTTGTTCCGCTACTACCATTTGCACCGCTTGTTCCTGACGAACCGTTGCTTCCTGATGTACCTGAACTACCGTTGCTTCCGGATGTACCTGATGTTCCACTTGAACCTGAGGTTCCTGAACTACCTGATGTAGAACCGGTAAACGGTAAATTATTTACAGTAAATGACCCTGATATATTCACTTGTGTAAGTGACATTTGTAGTGGACTATCTGAACCATCACCAGCTTCTATTGTTTGTAATGTACTTGTAAGACCCGTAGCACTGTTGGTCATCTTCAAGAGACCCTGAAAACTACTACTTACATATAAATTATTTAGTGCACCCATATCTATTATATTAATTTTGTTTTATACATTTTCCCATTGTTCTTTTATATTCTTCCATAATCTATCTACTTGTGACCACGTTAAACCTGGACTGAAACTTGTTGTTGGCAGTACACATCTATTGTAGTCAAACTTTTGTTGAATGGTTACTATTAAACTCCATCCACCCAATCCTGTTTCCGTTGCTTGTAATACAGGGTTAAGTGTTGCGTTCCACACTACTTCATAATCAGACAAATACGCTTTTGCGTAAAAGTCTTTCATAATTTCTAATGTGTCTGATAATACATCCTGTTGATTTGATAAGTCATCCTCAATCCTATCCATACATCTAACATCAAAATTAATGTCCATTTGGTTTTGGTTGAGTGTTGTTACCTCAGGTATAAAATATAAACGTGGATATAATGGTTCCACTTTTGTTTCAATGTCATCTATCAATTGTGTTACATCACCGAAGCCATAACTATTCACTTGTTCGTGTGCTGCTGCAAAGTTCTTCCAATCCTTTAATATTTGATAATAAGAACTAAACGATTGGTCTTGACCAAATCCATAATCATCTACTATTGGTAAATCACAACTGTTATAATCAAATGGAACTGTTAGTTTAAGGTGTAAGGTCCATCCACCGAGAACGGTGCTAAATCGTTCTGTAAATGGTACTACCTGCGGTGACCAATCTCCTACTGCTATTTTACTAAAATCTCCACTCTCATACGTATATGATTGATAGAATATTGTAAATACATCCGACGCTAATTCTAATGTGTCAGACATAACGTCATCTAAATTGGATAGGTCATCTTCAACTCTATCCATAAAGACAATCCCAAAATTATAGTGGATGTGGTTCTGATTGAACTGCACCTGTTCAGGAACAACATACATACGTGGGTATAATGGTTCCTTTTTAGTTAGTATATCGTTTGTAATTTGTGTATAGTCACCCCAGCCAAATGATTTAATCTGTTCGTGGTGGTACGCAATACTACTGAAATACGTTAATAATTGTTTATAGTTAATTGGGTTCATCTACTATTAAATATATGTTTTGGTATTTCGTCTCCTGAAATTAAATTATATTATTGGCTTTTTTATACCTCTTAACCTCTTCCTTGTCTTTCTCTATAAGATAGGACAACATATTTAAGGCTTCGATAATTCCTTTCTTAGTGATGCTATTGTGTCTTGTAATATCATCATTTGCAATTCTGTTAAGAACAAGGTACCATCCGAATTTCTCTTCCATAGATTTGTCCATATTCTCTTTCTCCATTTCCATACGAACTTTATCTGCAGCCAGCTTATTCTCATCCACATCTTCAAAGATATTGGGGTATTTTGCGAATAGGTCCTTGCGAAATGAATAAAAAAAAACTGAGACCCCAAAGCGTACTCCACATTCAATTTGTCTCTAAACAGTTCTGCACGTTCCTCCATCGTATGGACATTGTACTCCTCTATCTCAAACTTATGTTTACCCTTATGTTTAGTTATGGGTCTGTATAATATTGCAGTGATTATATGTAGGTAGTTTAGAAACTCCTCAGGTTTTTTTGTCATAAGAGTGTCAAGGTCAGCAAACTCACCAAACGACATATTCTTCCACGATGGAATAAATCCATACTCAATACCTTGAAATGTAAACTTATCTGCAAACGCTGGTTCTTGTGTTGGGATTATCTTTAATATCTCCATTGATAGAGTATTAATCACATCCCTGTTTGCTTTCATTAGCAACTCCATCGGTGCACCAGTAATTATATTAATTAACTTAACCGAGAAATACTCATCCTCAAATAAATCCTTTACCTTGAATATCTTTACATAATCACCTATTGTTAGGTAGTATGGTAGTTTATATTCAACTCCTTCTAATTCAAACGTTACTTTTTTCATATTATCTTATATTGTTTATTGATGTATATGTACTACCACCGACAACACCTATCGCATATCTTCCAGTGGCTTTTTGGTTCTTTATATGGAAATACATTCCCATCATAACCGCATCAGATAAATCGGGTGACTTACCTAATATCCTTTTCATATCATCTTTTGATTGCACTGCAACCTTATTATCTTTATCTACGTCTTTCAATTTAACTGCTAATAGTTCTTGTGTTAGTTCATCAACCAAACTACTATCCAGTATATTAATACTTATTTTTCCTTCTTTAAATAGTTCAGCCAATTTAGTATAACATTGTGACTTTAAATTGCTAAAGTTCTGGTCGTGTAGTGCTTTACTATTGTTTACGAAGTTAACACCTCTAACCTGGTCCGCAACACCACCACCAACACCGTCACTATCGAGGACAACTTGTTGTGGGTGTACCTTCCATTTAGCTATTAGGTCCTTAATTTCGGCACTTAATTCTACGGTGGATAGTTTTCTATACACAAGTATTTCCACGATAACTAGACCGTTCCAAACCACCGCTACGGACCTGTCATCACCGAACCTACTTACGTCCACTGAAATATATCTCTTATCATTTGGATTTGGTGTGTGCTTGAACACCGAGTTGGTTATACTATCTAAATCAAACAACGCATTAATGTCATCGGTATATCGCCAGTTACCCATTAATAATCTTTCTCGTTGTTGTTGCGGTAATTCTTTTAACATCTCAATATAAGATGCTGGTAAGTGTGGATTATCCATCGGTAATGATGGTATAAAAACTTTATTACTATCTAATGTTCCTTCTTCATACGGTAAATAAAATCTTTTAAATAACCAGTTCTGTCCAGGGTTTGATGTAAGTAATATTTTAGGTATTAATTTATACTCATTTAATTTGTAACGAATACGTGACTTTAATATTGAAAACGTTGTCTCACTTATCTGTACAGCTTCATCCACATAAACTGCCGTTAATTCCAACCCACCCAAACTATCCTTATTAATATCCGAGGGTTTGTCTTCTAAATCTTTTAATATAATCTCGCTACCGTTATAAAACGTAAGTACATTTGATTGTGCGTTATATGTGTAGTGTGTTTCTGATGTAAGACCCATAAACTTAGGTCCTAATACTTCTAATAAGGTTTTAAATGTTGTTTGTTTAAGTGTAGCTAATACTGTTCTACCTATCAGTGTTCTAATACCAGGGTATTTTAAACACAACGTTACAATCCAAATACAGCCTAGTGTACTTTTAGAACCACCTGCACTACCACCAAAACATATCTCGTTGGTTACATCATCAGTCAAATATCTCCACGCAATTGATTGTTTAGGTAATAGATTAATCTCCATATAAAAAGTTGTACGCAGATAGGTCTTCTATATCTTCGTTATGACCTACTTCATTATCCCATCTATCTCGGTCGTGTTGTATTTCACAATCCACTCTACCTCTTTCACATCTTAACATCCAGTCTTCTCTTGTCTTATTGTGGTAGTGATTTAACACCGCAATATCTGATGGTCCGTTATGGTTGAATGGTCCATTAAATCTTTTACCATTTGTGTCCATTGCCGGACCGTGTGTATTGTGTGGTAACATCATCCTTTCTCCTGACCTTGCGTTTACTATAACCTTGATGTGTTCATTTGTATTGCTGTTTCTTTTTGGAAACATTTTAAGTAATGAATTGCAATATCTATTCTTCAGGTCCATATTACCAAACATAAACCAGTTCAGTCCTATTACATTTGTCTTATCCTTATAGTCATTGATAAAGTCTTTTATATTATCGTGTTTCTTTAATACCAGAAACTCATCGCAGTCAAAAAAAGCAATCCAGTCATATTCTGTATTTTGTGCTAATACGTTATTATATAATGGTACTTGTATAGACCTACCATCACATATTTCTTTTTGTAGGTATGGTTTCTCTATATCTGTTCTCCAGTCGTTCTGGTACATTATAATTTTATCAAACCCTAATTTGTGGTTATACTCTAACCATTCTTCTAGGTAGTAGTCTTCCCATTTTGCTACGCATACTAACGCTACTTTCATATTATTCTTTTACTTCTTCAGGTTTAGGTATGTTATATTTAACCCTTATTTGTTCCATTATTACTGCAATCTCCTCAGGTGTCTTACCTTCAATCCTTTTAAAGAATTGGTCGTTAATCTTTTTCTGTAATCTTTCCTGGCTTCTTTTAAATCTTCTATTTGGTGATGTTGACATAATTTTAATTGTGTACGTAAAGTATTTTATCTATATATTTTATTTTACCTTCAGGGAACCTTGCGAGATATTCTTCAACGAACCAATAGTCCGCTTGTTCCAGTTCTGTTTTAAGTTCTAATTGTTTACCCTTATCTGTCCTAACCATAAAGTTACCAATATCAATCCTACCATATTCTGTTGCACATTTAATAGGAACATAATCATCATTCACCCAGTTATGTACCATATTGCAATAAGCGAAATGAACGTCATCATTATCCTTTACCGCAGATAGAAAGTTCTCTACGAATGTTGGTACGTAGTAGTTGTCCTCTCCGGTCATAATAACCCATTCTTCCGTTGCTGCTTTAAGTCCTATATTACGTGGAGTATGACCCCAATCATTATATCTTATATCTGTTACCGAGAACTTAATCTTATCCTTATGTTCGTCAAAAAAAGCTATAATATCTAAATACCTTTCCTTAATATCTTCGGGTGGACAATCTGCTACCACGTGTATTTTCCAGTTAGGATTTGTTTGTGCAACGATTGAACTGATTACTGTTATTAGTAAATCTACTCTTTTATGTGTTGGTATTACAAACTCTATCTTATCCATTATATATATTTTATCCAACTATTATCTTTAAACACTTTATCAGGTGCACCGAACATTTGATTAACCGCTTCATATACTCCAACCAAATGTGGTATTTGATTTGTGTAATCGTGACCACCAATTACTCCACCTTCTTTTACTAATGGTAAGTAGTTGATAATATCTGTTTTAACACCGTTATATGTATGTAGTCCATCGATATAGATAAAATCGTATTTTAAGCCACCTAATTTCTCCACTGCGTCATCGGAGGTAGAAACTATCGTCTCAATGTTTTGATGGTCACCAGTGCGTTCTAAATACGTTTCGTATACATTTTTAAACTCAAACATATATGACGTTGGGTCAGCAGGGTCATAGTCTGCAAGAAATGGGTCTATCGCTATTACTTTCTTAAATGACCTAGCAAATAGTACCGTACTTTCTCCTACGAATGAACCTATCTCTATCATCGTCTTCTCAGAGTTGTCTCCTAATTCTTTTATCAGGTCCAGTAAACCTTCAGTGCTGGTTGCATCTCGCATCCAGGTTTGTTCTTTATTTGTTGTGTATTTCATTTTCTTCTATTATTAATTTGTTCTTTTGGTGTGGACCATTTGCAGTTAGATGGTTCATAATTACCGTTTACATCTATTCTGTCTATTGTTGTCCCTAATGGTCGTTCACCCATATCTTCATAAAAATTAATAAAACTATTAATCCATCTATCACATATTGTTATTCCACGACCGCCATAATTAAAATAATCTTTTGAATTAGGATTTAAACATCGTTGTTTCATCATATGCCAACTTTTGTAAGTTCTAGTTTTATACATATTATGTTTTGTAGACATTTGTGTTAATACATTATTTCTAATACATCCACAAGATTTTGTACTTCCATATTTTATATTTTTTAATTGAGTTATGATTATTTTATGACAATCACATTTTAATTTAAAAACTCTTTCTTTTTGACCAGATAGTTGTTTATGTACTGGTTCTTCATTTAATACTGTTAATAAACCAAATCTATCACCTTGTTTTATGTCTAGTCTTTTTCCCATTTTACGAAGTTTTTTACTCTAATATACAAAAAAATTAGTCGTTACTCAAATTAATATTGATAGAAATTGGTAAATTTCCGCTAGTTAAATCTACTTTAACAGGTTGGTCCAATCCATATATCTTATTTAAATCTCTTAATACCTCAGCTTCAACTCTACGATTACCAGCCTCACGACATCTTGTTAACAAATCGTATAACCTACCTAATTGTTCTGATAGTATTTCTTCTCGTTGTTGGTCAAATCTTTCCTTTAAACGTTCTCTTGCTTCTTTATATAAAGTTTCTGCTTGTCTTGTTGTTATACCAAACTTTTCTGCTGCTTGTGAACGAAATTCAGTATATGATAATTTAGCATATAATATCATTTCAAATACTTCCCACCATACGTTCTTCGTATTGTGCAACATTTGTTTTACGTCCTTCTTTTTCTTTACTCATAAAATTTTCTTTTAATTCTCCAATTAATATATTTCCTTATTAACCACAACATTACTTACCTGTTAAATATATCCTGAAGCGTCTAGCCTGTTTATTAACGCAGCTTTTACATCCCCAGTCAAATGGTTCATTAAATAAGAATGTGTAGACCTTTTGTATAAAGTCCTTCTTATCTTCCTTTACACCGAGTATTGATGTTAGTTCTGCGTACGCTAATTTTATGTCTTCTTGTGTTGGGATAAACATATCTTCATCCTCCACCACAGGTTCCAATTTTGTTAGTACCTCTTTCTTCTTCTTACAGCTGGTACATCCTTTCTTCTTCTTACCAGGGTTTTCAATTGAGTTAAGTTTTAGTTTTTCTAATCTACTCAATTCCTTTACCTCTTTATCTGCTATTTCAAAATCTAATCTTTCTTTAGTTTTCATATTATTCTTCCTCCGTTTTAATTTCCACCGCTGGTGGTGTTGGTTCTGGTACCATCGTTACAACAGGTATTGTTACAACTGGTATTGATTGATTATTCTTCTTGCAGTTACACATTAGTTATTTAGTTTTTTAAATGTATTTTGTCTTATTGTTGTTTTTGTTTCCTTTACATACCTTGCGATTGACGTTAGAGGTATTCTTGTGTCCACACTTACCTTCTTTAAACTACCCAGCGTCAAATACTTGTTGAAGATTATCTTATGAAACCAGTCCATCTCCGTAAATTCTGTTTCCATTATTTCCATCATATGGTGTTCTGTAAATATATCTTCGTTGTCTATTAGGTTTGCTACCTCAAACAATTCATTATATAAACTGCTTTCTCTTCTTACCTTTCTATAAAATGGACTGCTTTTGCTATACCAGTTTATTGTTAGACATTTAACAATATAATATAAAATTGACTTATCTTCAAGATTATTGAGTTTTATTTCTTTTCTATCGTATAGTTGTAGGATTACATCGTTTAGTAAATCCCCGGCTAATGTATTTCTTTTGGTTATTTTATTGGATATATCCAATAGTTCGTAGTAGTTCTTCGTTATATACCTTTCTATTTCAATCTTCATTCACCATTTTCTTTATGTCTAGAAGAACACCAGCTACTTCGTAGTTCTCATTGTGTTCGTTCATTATTATTGAACTGTCAATTATCTTATTCAAAATACCAAACGTGTCAACCTCAGGGTCTAGATGCTTTTCTAGTAAGTATAACATACTTTCCAATATTGAGTGACAGATTATTACCTTTTCATCCGCAGGTAAAATGAAATAATCTACCGGTACATCCAAATAACCTATCTTAACCGTTTCTTTTTTCATTGTAATACTTACTAATTATCATTCTTATGGTAGTATGACTACAACAATAAATATCCGCTATATCTCCATAAGTCATCCCTTCTATTTCTCGTTGATGAACTATCTTATCAATGTACTTATGTACACCGTGCTTCTTTTTGATTGTAATACCCGTAGGACGCTTTTTTCTTTTCCGTTGAGGAGTTATATCCACCCAGACATTATCTGCCGTTTTTACTCCCTCTTTTGACCAAATACCATTATCGTTATATTTCCACCCTAACGCTTCCAATACATAAAAGGTTTGTGCTTTCTGATATTCATCAGTATAAACATTTGGTTGAACTGGTATACGTTCGCTTCCTCCATTACTCATAACTTTTTTATAGTTTTTATCATTCTGATTTTTTCTTATACAAGATTTGCAATATCTACCTTTTATACCTCTACCACTTTCATAATATCCTGATAGTACTATATCCTTTTTACATTGAGGACAAGTTTGAGTTGGTTCTTCTATCACCGCAGACTTATTCTTTCTGTTGAGTTTATATTGTTTAGATTGTTCCCTCGTACAAATAACGCAGATAAGTCTTGTTCTCATCTTTTGTTGAGTTGAGTGCCAATAAGAATAGTACTCGTTCTCATTTCTTTCTACCTTACATTTACTACAAATCTTCATAATATAAATATCAGTCTACCAATAAAAAACCCACCTGAGGATAATGGGAGTTAAAACCTGCAGGTGGGAATAATCAAATTGAGTAACTTAATCTATATTAAATATAACTAATCTTCAGTAAAAGGTAAAGTTTTTCCTAACACTTCTACTTCATAAAACTTCATCCAATTGGGTATATTTGCAAACTTGAGTAACATACCCTTACCTAAATAATCAACACCACCGTACACACGTACATTGTTGGTGGTTATAGGTATTTTAAATCGTTCACGTTTATCGTAGCAGAAATGTAAAAAACCTAATGGTAAAATCTGAACACTACTACCCATATTAAAAATATAAAAGTCGGCTTCGCTGGTTCTAATACCGCTGTCATCCCAATCGTTTGTATATTTAGGTTGGATTTGAAATTCAATAAACAGATTACCATACTTCATACAAGTGTCGTTGTTCTTCAATTCAACTTTTGCGTTTAGTATTTTTTCTAACAATTCAATACTAATACTTTCGTAGTGTTTTGAGTGCATCCCTTCTCTTGATATTTCATTTCTACCATTTTGTGCAAGGTCAATATCAAACTTGCAATCACCGTTTTGCTTGTAAATCATATTATTTTATTTTATTCTTTCGTTATAAGATTTAATACATCCTGTCCACCACTTTTCAGCAGCTTGAGGATTTTCATTGGTGTCAAGTAAAGTACGATAGTACTTATAACATCCTACTATCCATTTCTCAGTCATTGAGAATTGTTGACTACCGTCTTGTTGAGATAGTTTTATTACATCAGCATAATTTCTTCCTGCTGGTTTCTTGTTAAATAAATTCATAATTCTAAAAATTTAATTGGTTGTTTATTGTTTTTATTAAATCTGTTGAGGAGTATTTCATCCATACTACTTCTTTCTTCTTCTTTTAATCCCAATATAAGCAGGAGATATTTCTCCTTATCTTGTTGAGATAGTTTATAAAATTCTTTCATTGTTATTTCATCATCCCTCCATCTAAATTGATTACTCATTTTCTTTTAATTGTTTAGTTAAATAATTCTTCAACTGAAAATATGTTCCTCGTTGTTCATTTGTTAATTCATTTATATTAATACTATCAAGTTCTTCTAATGTAATATTCGTATTTAATAAGTTATTTAATTTATTATCTAATAAAGAAGGGTATATAATACTGCCAACTTCACCGACTAGCAATTGGTCGGTTGACCGACTAGTACTGTTCGGCTGACCGACTAGTATGTTCGGTGTACCGACTAGTAAGGTCGGTGTGGCGACCATCCTTATAGGTATAATTGTTCTACGTTGTTTACCATTAACAAATGTTCTGTTACATTTAATATAACCCATTTCTTCCAATTTAGTAATTCTTTCACTAGCCGCAGTTCTACTAATACCTAATCGTTCACCTAATCTTGCGTTTGATATATATACATTTTTATCATTATTATAAAATGAATATATCAACGATAGTGTAAACTTATCACCGTCACTCAATTCTTTATTGTTGAGTATTGTATATGGTACCATCAAAAATTGTTCTTTACCCATAATGTTTATTAAAAGCAAAACCCCAAACCTATCCGCTGGTTCTCAGGTCAGCTTCAAGGAAAGGGGTTCTAAAATCGTTAAGCCATATAATCTGAGAACTGACTATATATAAGTATAACATAAAAACCTCAGAAGACCAAATATTTTTAAATAAAAAATTGTGGATAAATAACTATCTCAACATTTTTTTTTACCAGCCATCCTTGTTATATTTAAGTATTACTCACTTAAAAATTATAAAATGGCACAAGCTAAAGACAATCAGGAGATTATTGTAAGACAGTCTCAACTACAACGTTCTATTGAACTATTCCAATTATTAAACATTAAACCATCAGTTAAAGAGGTATGTAGATTATCACAAATTCTTACAGACTTTATATTTGATGGAGATATTAATAATAAGAATATAACTCAATTTGAGAAAGTTATGGGTATTAAATCACATTCAACACCAGTTAAAAAAGAAACTAAATAATATGATAAGGTTAAATCTAACAATACAAGAGACATTAAGATTACACGCCTTTTTAGAAAGCGTAATAAAGATAGTCAATGAAAACCCTGATTTTGAATTAATTGATAGAATAAATACTACCGCTGCGTTAGAAAATATTATGAGTAAAATTGACGAACAATTAGAAATTATACCAAATAATAATTAATATGAGATTTAAATTTTTTGACAACAATATTCCGAATGAACCATCACATATCACAAGGGATAGATTTATGGAATTGGTTCAAGCTAGATTAAATACAACGGATGAAGATATTGAATACCATCGTGCAATGTTAGAGATTGAAGATATGATGGAACCAACTCCTTTATCTGTTGATAATAGACCTGCTGTATTTCTCAATTTAAACCGTAATAGAGACACGATAAGTGAACAGGAGTGGAATAGTATTATCCAGCGTCAACGAAGCCAATTAATAGAACATATGTGGCAACAGGGTATGGTTATACACACCATCATATCCGAGGACCAAAATGGATTTACATTGAGGACAGAAATATTATTTTAAAAAAAGTAACAAATATTTTGAATTGTGGTGTTACTTTCATATATTTGTTATTAGAAGAGGGTGGTTCCAATTTTATTATTGCCATTTTAAAGTTTGTTTTGTTATACAACACCCTCTTCTTTATTACGTGTTCTAGTTCTTATAATATACGATTAATGAAAAAACCCCTTCTATTCTTAGAGGGGGTTTCTTATTTTAAGACGTTTTAAGACTACTTATCACGCCAGGTAGCGTAACATATCGCCGCAGCTTGTTCCTGTCCGTATTCGTCTATAATTGACGAAATACACCTACTCACATACTTTTGTTCATCCTCGTCAGAAGTTGGTGGAGGGATTGGGAAACCTTCCTTAACAATCTTCATCATATTTTCTTTTGTGGGTACGCAGTTAGGTACCTCAACTCCATCTAACATTTTTGTACCATAAGGTTCATAACCTTCCCAGCAAGGGTTAGGGTCAATCTCAAAATTATTCTTTTTTAGTTTTACAATTCTTTCAAATCTGTTCATTACTTTAATTTTTTTACTGCTGTTAGACTTAACTCTTCATCCAATAAGAACACCGCGTTATAGTTGTGACTTATCCAAAAAGTTAATTCTTGTTGGGTTAATTTATATTTTTTATCTAAATCTAAATCTAATACTCTTGTGAAGTAATCAGTCTTATGTCCTAGATTTAATTCGTCTTCAGTTGGTCGTGGTAAATAATAATCTATATTCATTCTATAAGTTTTTATAATTCTTTAACTTTTTATTCTCAGCCATTAAACTTTCTACCTTATCTTCAAGCTTTTGAACCTGCATATTTAAGTCGTGTATTTCTCTTTTAAGGTCATCAATAATCTGCTTGTACAGGTTAACTGATAGTTCTAAATTTCGTAGGACTTGATTGTCTGTCTCAGCATCGCTGCGTCTTTTTCCTGCGAAGAAACCTGCTACACCTGTTAGCACGTTTGAGATTAATAATATAATAGTGTCATTCATAATTAATAGCAGTCGTTACAAGGAGGATTTTCGTGTTCCAATTCACTATACACTGTAAATTGTTTACCAATGTTTCTCATTGAGTAACCCTTACGTGTGGTGTTTTTTAGGGATATACCACTCATATATTTTTGCGAACGGTCAGGAATCATTCCATCAATTGTAGATTGAGTATTGTAATCTGGGAACTTATTTTGTCCACGACCAATCAATAGATAATCCTGTAATCTGGTCATATAAAAATCTGCACGTGACTTTTGTATATTCCTTAAGTACTGCATCGTAGCAATGTCCACTGACTGTGCGTTCTCCATTGTACCAGACACAATACCGTTGTTCATCGTTCTATACATAATTTGTGGTATAGCGTTGAAGTACGCGGTCTGGATAAGGTATGGTTGGATATAATCATTTACAAGCGTTGTTTCCTCCGCGTTAAATGTATTACCTGTTGAACTTACTTGTGATAATAAATGGTTATAGAACTTGGTACCCAATATTGTTTGTAAGTCAATGTCTTGTGCAATCTGAACTTCCGCTTTTAAAACGTCCATATCAACATTCTTATTGATGTTGGTAAAGTTCTTTAATTTTGTTTCTGATATTAATAATACACCCATCGTTAATTAATGTTTAATTCTTCTTCTTCTACTAACCACGCACCACATTGTTCTTCGGTTAATCCATAACCCGCCATTAACATTTGTGTTGCTTGTGCTTTTGTTATTTTTTCTTTATTGTACTCTCTTACAATTCTTAATAGACCTTGATATTCTCTACCAGATAGTTTCTTAATATTATCGTTTACAGTCATCTCTTGTTGGTCAGGAACTTGCACCGGTGTTACAGGTACATCATCCACAACTGGATTTTCTTTAATATCACCAGTTAAGAATAGACTTAATGGTTTAATTTCAAATGTGGTAGGCTTCTCAAACTTGATTGACACCAACTTATTGAACACTGGTAACATACAGTTTTGGAATGGTTGAATAACCATCTTTCTAAAATATTCAGAATGTTCAACTATTTCATTTGACGCACCCAACTTACCAGCTGTTGCAATACCAAATAACTCCGCACTACTTACTCGGTGTGCAGATAAGATTGAACGTGTAATGTCGTCCGCTAATCCAGAATAATAACTGTCATTGTCGTTACGTGGTATTTGAATAATCTCAGGTGCAGTGTCCTTACTTTCGTTGAAGGATATAATAGCTTGTCCTGCGTTGTCTGTACCTGCGTATTGTTCTTCTAACGCACGTGTTAAAATACGTTGTTCTTCTTCCCCAGGTATTCCACCATTCATATTAATGAAAAGTGATGGCACCATTCCTGAACGTAAATTGTTCATATGGAAGTTCTTCGTCTCAATATCAATCTCAATTGCACGTTGTCCTGCTGACCAGTCTGGTACAGGATAGTAACTCATTGAAGGAATGTATGTCTTGTAATAATAGATTTGTGTGTCACCCTTCTCGTCCATATTAAACGCAGGATATTCTTCCGGTGGATATTTTCTTGTGTCTTTCCAATGTGCAGAATAATAGTACTTATCAATCTTATCATCTTCGTTTAACTTACCACTACGCACTCTACTAAAATCTAAATGATAAATCTCAGCAATACCCTTACCATCTCTTGTCTTGATAATCTGTAAAGCAAAACCCCCAAATAACATAAAGTCCAACGCACACTTTCTCATTACGTCAGCAACATTTTCTGATGGGTTGATAAGATTAACCGAAGCCATCGGGTTGTTTAATGACACAATACCATCACCCATAATCTGATTTACCTTACTAGTAATTACAGCTTTATGTATAGCACAATTGTCATATAACTCAATGAAGTATTGAGGTAGTAAGTTTGTTTCTCCGTAATAAACCCACGGATAACGTTGTAGAACTTCCGAAAAAATAGGTACTGACGCACGGTCAAAACTTGTTCTACTTAATTTGTATTTTTGTATTTCACTCATAATTAATCTTGTATATAAATATAATTCTCGTTAGTTTCGTTTGGTGATATATATTCTGTAAATCCTGCACCAGCTTCAGTTCCTCTTAATATAGTAATACCAGTGTAGACCAATTCATTATCATCTTGACCATAAATGTTTAATTGATATTCACCCAAATAATTTAGGTCATCAATATCCAATGGTAGTTTAATTTCACAATAACGAATATTTTGGAAATACTCCGCAGGATTACTAATATCTATTGAATAGGTTTTTACTTCCTTACTCATAATATGTGTAAACTCCAATGTATAACCAGTGAACGTAGCACGACTATTATTGTTGATATTCAACACTAACGAGTTTTCCTCTCCTTTATTTAAATAAATCATATAGTTCCCTTATATAGATAAATATACATTTTTCCATTTTGAATTGGTATAGAATAAAAAAAAGGGTCCGAAGACCCTTCCCTTAGAATGATAGAAATATAGAAATTCAGTCCACGACAGACTTACTACTACGCTACTCCAAATCCACCTGCAGCAAATACTGTTGGTAAAGTACCATTAACAACGTTAGCTGGTGCTTTTTCTTGACCAGTAAAGATTAATTCAAATCCATTTCTGTCACCAAACGCAGTACCAGTAGCAGCAGAACCACCACTTAAATACATACCGTTTACTTGACCTAAATAGTAAGCAACATCGTTTTGGTCAACAGCTACGATTTGTATTTTATCGTTTTGACCTAATACTAATAATTGGTTTCTCTTATCTTGGTCGTACTTAAATAATACAGCAGTTAACACTTGTTCCCAGAATATAGTACCATTTTCGAAGTTTTTAGTAGTATTTTGTGCTAAAGAAGATGTGTTTCTTTTTAACTCAAAATTGTACCAAACTCCGCTACCTGCGATTGCAGTAATACCGCTTGTAACAACGGTAAGACCTGACACCGATGGTGCTGTTGCACCACTTGCACCTAACACCCAAATAGATTTAATACCACCAATTCCATCAGAACAACCTAAGTCAACTCCTGAAGATATATAACAACTCATATGTGTATAATTTATTTTTTTTTGTTTATGTTAAAGGGGACTTTCACCCCTTTTGTTTTTTAATTTTTTTTAGATTACGCTAAATTGTTTGTTGCGAAATATGCAGTTGAACCAAACGTTGCAATTGTTGCACCGTAGTTAAAGTTTGCACGTAAACGTAACTCATCAAAATCCTTACTGTACCACATTACTAATTTCTGACTATCGGATAAAAGGTCAAATCCTAAAATTAGATATTCACGTGGTCCGATAACAACTTGGTTAGAACCATTCAAACCTAATGTAGGAACGACTTTAACATTTGTGTTAGGATGTGTAGCTTCCATCATTGAAGTAATATCAGCAGAACCGATATAGTTCGCGAAGAAGTTAGCACGAGTTAACGCTTGAATATAAAGACGGAAGTTAGCGTAAGACATAAACACAATTAAATCTTCACGAGACATTGCGTTGTCATCTAATACGTTAATCAATTTATCTACTTCAGTGATAGGGTTACCACTAACACCATATGCAGCTGAACTTGAGAAAGTTACACCGCTTGAATTAGCAACACCAGTTGTACCAGTAGAGATTAATGACTTGAAACCATTGAAACAAGAAGTTCCAGTTGTTGCTTGCCATAATTGCTTCTCAATGTATTGTTGAATTTCTTTAACTTTCAAATCAGCAATTTGTTGTTCGAATGGAACAGTCTCTTGTGTTTGACCTGGTGCCATTAACATTGACTGATAAGTGTCATACAAATCCTTGTAACATAACGCTTCATTGTACTTTGTAGGACAAGTTGTGATGTTAGTTTGAGTGTATGTAGTTGTACCTGATGGTTCCCATCCACAATCACCGTCTTGGAAATAAGCTGTTGAGTTCAATAAGTTCAACGCTTGTGTACCTTTAATACCTAAACGTACATTTGCATATCTAGCAGTTGTACCGCCGATAAGTGCTTTTGATAATAATTCACCACCAACTTGGTCAACATATCCACCAATTGATGCTACGTTGTATGCGAATTGTTCTCTTGATAAAATTTTCATAATTTTATTTGTTTTTTTTTTAATTATTTATTTGATTTTCTTAGTGCTGCAATTGCTTCTAATTTAGTTTCCATTGCATCATCTACTTTATTAAACTTTTCAGTTTTACCGTCAGCAATCTTTTTTGCTGCTGGTTCTTTTTTAAATGAGTTAAAATCCGAAGATAAAGAAGACATTTGTTCTTCCATTTTCTTAATCTTTTCACCCATCTTAGAAACGAACTCTTTTACAAGTTCTACCATTTCTTTTTCCATTTCAACAGGTACTTCAATTTCAACCTCAGGTTTTTCTACTTCATCTTCAGCTTCTTTTACAGCTTCTTCAATTTTAGCAATAATACCTTCTTTAGTCTCAACTTTAGTTCCGTCTTCTAGTTCGTGTACGCCATCCGGTGCAGGTATTTCTCCTTCTTCGGTAACAACAGAAACTTTAGCACCTTCAACTAAACCGTCGCCAGACACTTTAATTGCGGTACCATCAATCAATTTTGCATCAACGAATAATTCCTTAACAGAAACGATTTTGCTTTCAGCTACTTCTAATTCAAAATTTTCTTTTAACTTGTATTTTCCATCTTCTAAAGCTACTCTTTCAAACGCTTCATTGATTTTGAAGATTTTGCTATCCTTTTCTAACTTTTCAGTTTCAACGATAGTGTTGTTTTCCAATTTAAAAGATAATAATGTTTTGTCTTCAGACATAAAACCAAATTGTACCATAAGATTTTTAATCTCTTGAATAGCACTTTTTGAATTTGACATAATTTTACTTTTATTTAATTTATTTATTCTTCTTACTTATATATATAAATATTCTTAGTTATTACCATTTATGATGTGGATAAGTATGTGGATAACTTTATTTTGGTGGTTTGGTAAAACTGTTTTATCTTTGTGGTACAAAAGATAAAACGAGGGATATTCCTCAAAACTTTTAAAACAAAATAAAATGGCAGGATTAAAAACATCAGAAAAGTTAGCAAACCAACTGATTAAAAAGTACAAATTAGATAAACAAGGTTGGACTTTTAAATGGGATTATGCACGTACAAGATTTGGATTATGTGATTATGGTAAAAAGACAATACAATTATCTACATACTTAACTCAAGCAATTCCAATGTCAGAAGTTAAAGACACTTTACTACACGAAATTGCACACGCTTTAACACCTAATGATGGTGGTCACGGTAAAGAATGGATGGATATGTGTGTTAAGATTGGTGCAAGACCTGAAAGATGTAAAGATGTTGAATTTATTAAAGAGGTTCCACAATTAAAAAAATACTATCCAAAAGGTAGAAGTTATAGAGAATATGAATATAATAGTAGTTATCAACAAACACCATCATATATTGGTATGGACTATTATAGACCACTATCTAAACCAAAAAAACAAATTATATTAGAATGGTTTCTGCAATATATAGTTGGTGGTTTATTAATAATAATATTACTTCCTTATATATTAATAGAAAGATTTATATACCAACCAATAAGTAATTGGTATTATAAAAGAAAAAATAGTAAATACCAGTACTTTTATGACTAACAAAGAACCCCTCGTGATCGAGGGGTTTTTAATTAATAGGTAAAAAAATACAATATGAGTAAACTATTAATTAATATCTTATTTCATTAAATGTTCACGATGTTCTCTTACTTTAATTAGTAATTCATCTAATTGTTCAAATGTAACTAATAAATCTGGTGCACCACCTGTAAGTATTTTATGTTCTTTACTAAAATCTATACATTGTATAATTGTCCATTCTAATCTCCTCCATTCGGACACACTTCTTAATCTAAATTCTTTTTTTAGGTTTAACATATTTTAATATTTCTTTAATACTTCTGCTACTTTATACAAGAACATCTCTTCCCTGCTAAACGCTTGAACTTCTTCAAAAAATCCACTAACACTGAAGCCATTCAATTTACCTTGTTTTACCTTGTTCCACACCTCATCACCTTTTGGTGTTTTAGCAATCTTCATTGCAATCATCCACGTACCAATCGGTAAATCCTCATAACCGTATTTTACAGACTTATCGTTCTCGTCTTCCTTAATCCAACTCTCTATTACGTACACGTCTCTTACAGCTTCACCATCGTGCATCAAATCGTTGTTACGAGTGTATTGGTTCTTCATATACTTCTCCGCAATCATACGAATAGTCTCCGCAGTAAAGAATACGTAATATGGATTACCCATTGCATCCTTACGGAATATCTTTTGGTCAGGTACCATTGCTGGACCAAATACAATTCTTTTTTCATCATTATCAATTTGGAAGTATTGTTTAGACATTTTCTCCGCTTGATTGATTTTTGATTTAGACCACGCAAGTGCAGACTTTCCTCCCCAACTATCATACATCAATTTACCGCAGCCATCACCATAACCCTTACTTGCTTCCAAATCTTTCTCGTGTCTTGATAGGTAACTGTACATTCTTTTAATCGTGTCAATTGATATTGCTTCACCATTAGCTAATTGATTAGCACGTACTTTACCTACTGGTGTTCCACAAGAACCCCAACCATTCTCTTCTACATAATCAAGTACCGCTTTTGCGTTGTTCTTAACTGCATCAGGATAGTCACTATAACTTTCAAATATAGTTGGTTCTACTAATGACTTAGATATTGTGTCACCTGAAACCTCATCCACATAAGCTGGTAAGGTATTGTCATAACCAAACGATGCTTTATTATCGTAACCACATTTATTACACATATAAGGTTTTTCACCACCGTCTTCCATATTCCATTCGTGACCACAATTTTTACAAATTATTAATAGTGCCGCTAACTCACCTTCGTGATATAGATATTCACTATCTTCGGTATGTTCTGCACCAGTCATCAATCTACCACTAGCATCTTTATGTGTTGGTCCTTCATATAACTTACCATCAGCAGTATAGTGTGGTACACCAACAGCGAATGTTGCTTGTAATTTTTTTGGAACTTTTGTACTTGGTTGAGGTAAGTCCATTACATCGTAACTTTCTGCACCATCAATTCTACCTTTCGTAACTGACCCTTTATTTATAATTCTATCTCCAC